AAACACACAAATATTCCAAAGGTAGTTAAAGTTTGGTACTCTATTGATGCAAGTGCTGAAAATGGAAAGAAAAAGTTCTTTGATACTCTGTATCATTGGGGTATTGTTGAACAAGTAAAAGCATATGATTTTTGGCGAGAGTTTGAAGATGGTAGGTTTGATGAAAAAAGTCTAGCAAGAGTTGAACTCAAAGTTGACAATGCATTTAGAAGAGCAATTGATATAAAAGAAAATCTTTTAAGGAGCTTAGATTTAGATCACAGTATCAATGATGACATATTAAAGAATGTTAGAAGGTTTATAAGTACACAACTTAAAGACCTAACTGATGATCACTATAAAATTCAAAACATATTCAAAGATATAAAAGCAAATATAATCTTAAAACAAATGGAGTAATTTCTGGGAGGTTATTATGAAATTTTTTATTATACTTTTTCTTGTATTGCTATGTTGTTTTAGTAAAGCAAAAGCAAATGAGATAGAATGTCTTGCACTAAACATATACCATGAGGCAAGAAATCAGCCAACAGTAGGCAAATTAGCAGTAGCACAAGTAACAATGAATAGGGTAAAAGATGTTAGATTTCCAAATACTATTTGTGGAGTTGTTTATCAAGGTTATTATTCCAACAATTTTCCTATAAAAAATAAGTGTCAATTTAGTTGGTGGTGTGATGGCAAGTCAGATAAGCCAAGAGACTTGCAGTCTTGGAGCTATTCAATGATGTTGGCTACACGAATGTATGAAGGTTTCTTTGATAATATAGATGTAGTTAAAGATGCAACTCACTATCATGCAGTATATGTCAGTCCATATTGGACAAAAATGAAAAAGAAAGTTAGGGTCATTGGAGATCATGTATTTTATACTTGGGAAAAATGAATTACGAAAACTGTGCAAAATGTGGGATTAAACTCAGAGGTGCTACTAGAGTTAGAACACGACCTAAAAAGTGTTTTAAGTGTTTAGGACAAAATGAGATATCAAAAAACTTTGAACTCAGTAAAGTAACTAAAGAATTTTTAAATCCTAATTCAGACGAATCAGATGGTGGCAATGTATTTGTAGACGATCCCGCTGCCAAAAATGAAATAGAATATGGTAAAGTAGTGAAAAAATCAGTAGGAATTATTTTCACACAAAGTTCTTTAGGAAGCGTAATGAAGGATGATAGCTAAAACATACTGATCTGTTTGTCCTCTGGTCTATTGAATTTAGGATTGTATGCCTTCCTATCTTCTCCAATATACTCATGTGAATAACATATCCTATTAGTCTCTAAAGGTATTAGGCGTTTCTTGTAATCGTAAGTATCAGAGCTTCTATCCTTTAGATTAGTAGCAGTAGCTCTCCATAAAGGCGATTTTTGCCTATACTCACCCATTCTTATATGAGAAGTCTTAGAATAATATCTTACGCCACTTTCTATGTGAATGTCAGCCACTGCATCTGAAAGTCTAGTTCCAAGTCCTAAACCCTGGAAATCTGGAAGTATTACAGTTCTAGCTTCTCTCCAGTTTTTTCTTCTATCTCCTTCATATAAAGGTGGCGTATATCCTGGCAGTGATACACTAGAAGAAAAGCCTATAATCCTATCTTTCCACAAACCCAAATAACAGTGAGCGGCTTGAGGTAATTCTTCAGTTAGATAATGATGCTTCTTAAACAGTTCCCAATACTTTCTGACCCCTTTGATAACTCTAATTTCAATGGGTTGCCGAACTAACCCCCTTGATGCAAACTTCTTAGCATCAGTGTTAAAAACCCAATCTGGATCTAGCCATTCTAAAATATCATCGTGACAGGTCGCTAGAACTATATTTTTTAGGTTATTACGCTTCACATACTTAGATAAAGATAAAGAGCATGACTTAGCTACATCTCTATTAACGACTGACGTAAACTCATCAATAACGATATTACTGCCTAATCGTCTAGCTAGATCGCATCTAAAGCCTTCTCCATTAGATAATACGTTTCTAGGTTTTGCCCAAGTTGGAACTGTATTTAATCCAACTGCTCCAAGTCTTTCTATAGCATCCTCTACAGAATCAAAGTGAGAAGCTATAGATTTATTGTAATCCCATTCTAATTCTTTTTCTTTTCCATACTGATTTAGTATAGATGTTTTACCACTGCCACTAGATCCATATATTACACCAATACCAAAGTCTCCTTCAAACTTAGAAAAGTGTGGAATTGTAAACTCTGTTTTACCATCAAATTCAAAATCAAAATTTTTAAAAATTACTTTATCTATTTCAGACATTTCTACTTCACTAGTTAAAGTCGTAGATTTGTAGTTATATAAATCTTCCATGTTAATCCCCTAAAGTAAAAGGGAGCATAAAGCTCCCCTTATATTAAGCTATCTCTAGCTCTTTCCATTTCTTACTATTAATCATACTTCTTACATCGTTTTGTCTACGTTGCTGAACTATATGATTATTAGTGCTAGTGCCTTTTACATCTCCTAAATGTGTAGACCATGCAGTTGCAGACTGATATGCACACCATAGAGAGCCTTTAGCACCATTTCTACCATAATCACCCTTACCATGAATTTGAGCTACTTCAGCGTCATATAAACCCATAAGATGATATAACTGCTTTTTATTGGTATCAGACTGACCACTAGCAAGTTTTATCTCATTAGCTTGACTTTTAGCTATAGTGGTTTTGAAAAGATCAATTACTTGTTCATCTTCTACTCTAGTATCCCACCATTTTTTAAAGCTCTCAGTTTCGTCAGTGATAGCAGTAACTGCATTCTGTATCTTCTTATTAGATGCATCTACGTTAAAGTGAGTAGTATGTCTATTAGCAGTATAGGCGATCTTTTGACCACTTACCAAAGTATTAAAACATACTTCATTCATCCAACCAAAGAATGACTGAAACTTCCACTTTTGATTGTAGCTATTTCTAGCCACAAACTTTAGATACAAATCATGGTCACCTACTTGAACATGGTGTGCTGGAAGTAATAACTCCATTTTAGCCATAGCACCATTTTCGTAAGTACTTACAGTGATTTCATTATTAGAAAAGTCTAAGCCACCTTTTTGCATAGATTCTATAGCTCCACCAAAAGCATCAACATGATGAATTGGCTTGTATCTAGACTTAACGATGCCAAGAGGATCACCCTCTTGAGCACCAAATTGATTAAGGCGAACTACTTTTCTACCCATGTAGGAAGGGATACCTTGTATATCCCTAACATCTATTTTAAATGATACGTCTTGTAACGCTTCTTGAATTTTTGTATCTAACATTATGCTACTCCTGCTAGTTTAAATAATTTATTATGTTTGAAACCTATGTTGAACTCCCAAGCTAGTTGGTCACCACCATAGTATTTATCGTGCTCCAAACCATCTGCCTCAAGTATCCACTTGATTGCAGTTTTGTAGTTGTTAGCACCTAGCTTACAAGTGTCTTTTATTCTCTTAGCTAGATTAGATACATTCTCAGCTTTGATTCTAGCTTCTTCTGCATCGTTCTTGACCATATCGTCAATAAGATTATCCCAAATTGCTTGTTTGGCATCTTGGTCTGCAATTTCCCAATGAAACCAAAATCTTTCAGTAGGTCTGCAACCCCAAGCATCTTTATGAAGGTCAGAGATTGTATTTTCGCAAAAAGTATATTTAGTCATTTGTTTCTCCAATTTTTGTTGATCGTTATTTTATTAATATAATAAATGTATATACATAAGTCAACCCATAAAAAGAGTTTTTTTATATTTTTTTTACAAATTCTAATTTTGCATAGATTATATTGGTTATTCTTATGAAGTTATCTAACGCTTTTAGGTTTTCTTCTTTAGATAAATTACCTTTAGCAATATCGCCTTTGTGATTTTGTAGTAACTTTCTAAGGTAGACAACTTCATCAGAAGCCTCTTTAACCATTAGTTTAACCATATGGTATTCCTTTTATCAGCATCTTTTCTTTTATATCTAAGCCTTTTTTATAACCTTTTTTATAATAATCAGAAAAGGTATTTTTTGGATTTGAACTTTCATCGTACAAAGCATCTTCAATACCTTGTGTATAATGCGATAAATAACCCACTCTTCTTTTGGCTATGATATCATTTTCATTAGTTTCATTTGACATTACAATAAATCTCCTTGTCTTGTGTCCATAGGCTTCCAAGCATAATAATATAAGGTGTTCATACGCTTTACAAATTTATCAGGAACTACAGTCTTCTTTATAGGTTTATCTAATTGAGAATAAGCTATAATCATAGTTCTATCTTGATAATGTATTTTAACATCTGATTTAGTTGCTATGGCTTTTTCTATATATTTACCATGAACTGGAACTAAACCACCAAAAAGAGTTCTAATTTCTTTAACTATCATCTTTTTTCCTTTCGTGTGCAGTTATTCTAGTATCAGCCATCAAGCCATGTAATTTATTTTCTAGGCGATCTAGCTTTTGATCAGACATTTCATGGTAATATCCATCCAATTGTCTATACATACATATTAATTTTATCAGTTGATTTATTTCAGTGAATGTAAGCAAAGATCTATTTAAAGAACCAATTTCCTTAATAATCTTGCTACTGTGATCTTTGCAATACACATTCATAGCTTGACCATAGTCTTTTGATTTATTTTTCAAGAAAGTGGCACTAGCTTTTATTCTTTCAGCTTTACGATTTTTCATATCTACACTCCAAAGTTGGCGTTAAAACAAGAATTATCTATTAGGCATACAAACCAAAACAGATAATAAAAAAAGAACATGGTGGCTATAACAGAAGCTATAACCCCCAATAATTTTAAGATACTAAGCAACATCGTTAAGACCTACGCCCTTCATGTGCTCTTCATAGTCAGCATATGACATATTTTCTTTCTCAAAATTCTCTACGATGTTTTTCTTTTCAGCGAGAGACTTTTTGATAATTTTCATAGACATGGCTATGTAGTAGTTATCCTTACCATATAGTGATTGATGACAAGCAAGGTTGAGTGCTAGTTTATCCAAAACCTTTATATCGTGTAATAATTCGTTCATATCGTTTCTCCTAATTTTATTGATCGTTACTTATTATATAATTTATGTATATATAAATGTCAACCCTTTTAAAATGTTTTATTACGAGGTAGATAGGGGAAATCAAATAAAAAACCTATCTACCTCTATCCATAGAGGGATGAGCCACTATGGAATTACAATTTGATTGCTCTATAGTTGGCTGACATAGTTTGCCATGCATTTATTTTAGCTTCAGCGGCTACTCTCATAAACTTATGTTTTTCATCTACTTCTATAGCCATTTGCAATGCTCTTAAATGTTTTGTGTATTCATCACTAGCGTAGGCTTCTCTTTCTTGAGCAGAAACAGACATTTCTAAATGATCTTTCATTAGTAACGCCTTAAGTGATTTTCTATATTCTTCTAGGTAACTACGTTCTGCTTTAGCTTTGGCTACTTCGGCAGCGGAATCCCTAAGATAATCTAAAGCCTTTGATACTTCTTTTTCTGAAATTATTTGTTCGTTCATTTTTTAAATCTTTCTTTGTTGTAAGGCGAAATGTTCCACCAATATTCAGCATTTTTTCTACCAAAGTCCTCATCAAGATTATAGTTGACCCAAAAATTATCTTCATGTCCATTAACATCATGTAACTCAGCATGGTGACCATAACATAGTGGCACTACATTATTATCACTAGCCTTCATACCCATGCCTCTTTTCCCATCATATGGCTTTAGTAAATGATGAGCTTGGACATTGCCTCTGCACCAATCAGCAGAGACTGTTGTAAGGCAACATCTTTGTCTTGCTACATATTCCAAATGTTTTTTATTTTTGATTCTTTTAGACTTTGGTATTAACATTTTAGTAACCCGATCTAGGTGCACAAGTTACATCAGCTATCATAGGTATAGGTCTTTCGTTTACATACCTATGGCTATAGAACACTACGGGTCGTAGATTAGCAGTCTTGCAATCTTCTATGGCGTTTATGACTTCTTGCCTATGCATAAGATGAACTTTCTTTTCTACTATTACATCAGTGTTATGTTTAGCTCTATACTTGACACTATCTATTTGGGTAGATCCACAAGCAGATACTGCTAGTAATGATGAGAATAAAAATACTTTACCAATCAATGTCATCATCAGTCTCCTCTTTATGTAAAACATTTCTTTCACTATTTGGATCACTGTAAGAGCTATCAGAAGAGAACTCTCTTACTTTTAAGCTAGTGTAAGAATTACCAGCTTCTGAAGTTTCTTTCCATCCTGATATAGTCATAGCACCCTTATCCATAACTTTATTCACAACACCTTTTGCATTAGGTGATTTATCAGATTGTTTGTCTTCATTTTTCTTCATACTTCCAATGGCTCTATACAATTCTACCATAGGCTGACCATCTTTATTCTTACGACTTACTCCTATGATTCTCTGCTCATCACCATCAATGTTTAATTTACCTTGCTGAATGATTTTCCAATCGTCTGTATTTTTAAACAAAATACCAGAATTAGTGTTATCTCTCTTTGACATATTATTCTCCCTTTATAAATTTAATTAAGTTATTGCATTTAGTAATCATAGCGTCTGCATTCTTTTCATGCTCTTTTGGCAATCCCTCTGCCCAAGAAATCATATCTTGTAACTGAATAATTGTAATTGATGACCATTCATGGTGCTTCTTCATGGATTGCTCATTTAATGTTTTGATGTATGTAAGAAAGCTATTTACTCTACTAGCTATTTTGCCTTTAGCATCAAACAAAACATATTCTCTTTTAGGCATTTCTTTCTTAGTCTTTGTATTGTTATCTATTATGTTAGCCTCTTTACCAACTCTTCCAGATGCTGAATTGCCATCATCCTCAAAGTCAGCTTCAAGATTTAACATAGCTTGTATCTGATATCTTCTAAGGTAAGTTATTGCTGATCCTACATCTTGGCTTTTAGCAGTTTGGTTACCAAGAGTAGTTGCAGAAGATATAAACTGCATACTAGGCAAGTGAGTAATCGTGGTTGTAAGTACGTTTTCCAAACTAGTCTCAGTGCTACATATCTGCACTTGATACATGATTGATAGTTTGTGCTTATGTAAGGATGGAAGACAAGCATTAAATATATCATCTAATGTGCTATATAAATGTGGATCGCCTTTTTTATTTTTAAAATAATTATTCACACCATTTTTTTCTAATGGTAGGAACTCTAGTCTAGCATCTTCAATAGCTTGGCAGACTACTGCAGTTAAATCTGATTGATATTTCATTATTTTTTACTCCAAATTTTTGTTGATTGATTCTTCATTTCTTCTGACCACATCCAACTATCATAATTAGGATAGTGCATAGATGCTAACTCATAAGGATCATCGCTGATACTTAGGAATTTCTGTAACCCAAAACAAATATTAATAACTTGGTTTAGGCGTTGTTCTACATTCTGCAGTTTAAAAGACATTACCTCTTTCTTGGTAACGTAGTCGCACCAAAGCTCTTTATCAGGAAATGCTTTTGAATATACTGCGAGTTGTCTTTGATGAGCATCAGAAAACTTTGATGGTCTAACACCAACTGTTTTCAAATCTCTAATGCTATCTTCATACACAAAATCTATGTAACCTAGAAATGGTATAGGTAAATCTTCATGCAAAGAATAATAAATTTTATGTTGATAATGTGTAGGCGTTCCTAAATCAGAATATATATCTAATGCTGAATTATAGTATAGCTCTAATGCAGTTCTTTCTTTAATTAGCTTTTCATCGTCTGTAGATATGTTGTGTTCAATACATTCTGCATCAAATGAACCATATAGAAACTCATCTATAGCTTTAGGTGGTAGATCTTTATTGGTTATTCTTTTTTGTAAGGCGTGTTCTACTGCATTACCTCTAAATGCACCAACACCAAAACTACCCTTCATACCACATAAATATGTGCCTATAAATAAGGCTGGGTCTGATACCCAAAGATTTACTTTGCTTGGGGACAAGTGTTCTATGCCATGTGTCTTAAAAGGATTATTACTTTTCATCTTTGATCTCCTTATTGTTTTGCACTCTCCACATTTCCCACAATTCCATTACTGCATTAGTTTTGAAATAAGCGTTGCCTTTGATGTTCCCATCAATTGAGCAGTATGCCCATTCACCACAGTAGGATGTAGTCTTGTACACTTCACCTATAATTTTATTTTGATACCAAACAACCCAATCAGATACATTAGAAGCATATGCATAAAGCCTTTCTTGCTCTGTCTTGTATCCCTCTGTGGGTCTTTTTGTTTTGAGATTTTTACGAATGTTGAACTCAACATTATAGTCTTCATATTTTTGTTTATACATTGGTTATTCTTTCTTTTTTATTCGTTATGTTTGGAAGTGAACGCCAACACGCCGCTGGTACTTTCCCCATTCACTTCCATTGTGTTTGAAAGTGAATGTCAGCCCTTCACAGCATATATAACATTCACTTCCATTTATATTCCTACTCCCATTTAAAAGGTTTGTCAAACCCTTTTTTTTAGTTTACTTTATTTGAAATATGTTTTACTGTAATTTTTTTATGGAGAAACTAATGCAATTAGGAGAATGGATTAGAAGGAATGGCTATAACTATAGATCTTTTGGTGAAGAAATAGGAGTGTCATTTAGAAATGTTGAAAAATGGAGTAGAGGCGAAACACTTCCAAGATTTAACAAAGCTAAATTGATATTTGATTTTACCAACAATGAGGTTACTGGGCATGACTTTTACGAAAAACAAATACAACGCCATCAAACAAACTTATAATGGTGAGGTATTTGATAGTAAGAAAGAACTTAAGAGGTATATGGAGTTAGAGCTTCTGCTTAGAGCAAAAGAAATAACTGATTTAGAATTACATCCTAAGTTTGATCTTATGGTCAATGGCGTTAAGATAGGAAGATATACTGCAGACTTTAGGTATAAAAATGGCAGTGATATTATTGTAGAGGATGTAAAGTCTAAGGCAACTAAGACTAGAGATTATATGTTAAGAAAAAAAATTTTAGCTACATATGATCCACCAATAATTATCACAGAGATATAAGGGGAAATATATGTCGTGGTCAGCGTTAAAATGGGCATCTGAGGTAAAGGTAGGTAATTCTACAGATAAGCTAATATTAATTATATTGGCGAACTATACAGATGCAGAGGACAGTTGTTATCCTTCTCATAGGAAGTTAGCAGAGGTATGTGAATGTAGTACAGATACAGTGATTCGTGCTTTGAAAAGACTTGAAAATAAAAATTTTATTGAGGTTGAGAGAAGATTTCAACTTACTCAAAACAATAATCACAGACAGACAAGTAACATATATAAATTGAAAATAGATACCCAGTCGCAAATTGCTACCCCACCCCCCATGCAGAATGCAACACCAATAACCTATCATAATAAAAAAGAATATAGTAAGGAATTTGAGATATTTTGGAAAGAATATCCCAATAGACCAAACGATAATAAGTTTGGAGCATCACAAAAGTTTAATTTAGTTATAAGAGATAAAGAAATTACTTTTGAAAATTTAATAAATAAGACTAAAATGTTTGCTAAGTCGCAGGCCGGGAAAGATGAAAAATATATTCCACACGCTAAGACTTGGTTATCACAAAAAAGATTTAACGATATAGAGAAACCAAAACAACGAACAACAAACTTAAATTTATTAGTAGGATAAAAAAATGATGAATAATGAAAAAACAATTATAGAAAAAGCTCAAGATGAAGGAATTTTTTTAAATAGCTATAGTGAAGGCGATTATAGGACTAGATGCCCTAACTGCAGTCCAAGTAGGAGAAAGAAGCACGATCCATGTCTTTCAGTAACAGTTAAACATGATTCTATCGTTTGGATGTGTCATCACTGTGATTGGAGTGGAGGTGTTAGAGAAGGTAGAGCCAACTTACCAATAAGACAATCTAAAGTTGTTAGAGATGAGGGAATACAATTAGCACCACCAATTCCAATTGTATCCAATGCGAATCACGATCTATCACAAAATTCAATAACTTGGTTGCATAACAGAAAGATATCTCAAGCTACTGCAGAGACATTTAAATTATTTACTAAAGATCACAAGTTGTGTTTCCCATACTATTTAGATGGAGATATAGTAAACATTAAAAGCAGAACTAGAGATAAGAAGTTTCTGCAGGAAAAAAATGCAACTAAGTGCTTGTATAATATAGATATGTTAAAAACATTTTGGGAAGAAACTAACATGAAGAATGTAATCTTTGTGGAAGGTGAAATGGATGTATTGGCATTGTATGAGGCTGGATTTAGAAATGTAGTTAGTCTACCAGATGGAGCACCTCAAACACCCAAGTTTAAATCTGACGATAAAAGGTTTAAGGCGTTTGAACACTCTAAATGGATTTTTGATGCAGATGAAGTGATTGTAGCTACAGATGCTGATGAAAATGGCAAGGCGTTGAGGTTGGAGATTATTCATAGGTTTGGTAAAGACATATGTAAAGTTGTCAATTTTCCTCGTGAAGATGATTGGCAATGTAAAGATGCCAACGAATGTTTAATAAAATATGATAAACAAGTTCTTAGAGAATGTATACAATATGCTGAAGAGTTTCCAGTTCAAGGTTTGCATGGAGTAAAAGAGTATCACGATAGTGTTCAGAACATTTATGATGGTAATGAGCAGAAGGCTTTTAGCACTGGATTCAAAGAGTTAGATAAAATATACAAGGTCATGCCAAGTACATTTAACTTGATAACTGGTATTCCAAATCATGGTAAAAGTAATTTTTTAGATCAGATACTTTTAAACTTGGCAGAGAATGAGAACTGGAACTTTGCAATATTTAGTCCAGAGCATTCAACTCCAAACCATATTAGGCGTTTACTTGAGAAGAGATGCAGAAAGCCATTTGATATAGGACTGACTGCTAGAATTACCCAAGACGATCTAAACAGTGGGATAGAGTTTTTAGATAATCATTTTAAATTTATTGAAAATACAGAAGAGATTCCAGACATAGAATTTATATTAGGTAAGGCAAAAATTGCTAAACAAAGGTTTGGTATCAAGGGTTTAGTCATAGACCCATTTAATCAGATCAGTCCTAATAGAGATTATTCTAAAAGAGAAGATGAACACATTCGTGACATAATTGCTAAGTGTCAGCAGTTTGCAAGAAACCATCAATTAGTAGTTTGGATGGTAGCTCATCCACATAAATTACAGAGGAATGATAGTGGCGTAGTTCCTCCACCAGATTTATATCAAGTGAGTGGTTCTGCACATTGGGCAAACATGAGTGATACTGCATTAGTAGTTCATAGAGACTTTGAAGATAATTCTACTAAAATCATTACAAGAAAGATAAGGGAACAAGGTGTATATGGTCACATAGGACAAAAGTTTTTTACATATAACAATACAACTAAGGTTTATGAAGAAGTTGTAGAGGAGAATACAGATGGATATTACGTCTGATATAGATGAAGCCACACAAAAAGTTCTAGATCAAAAGTATGAAGATGCTATGCTATTGTTGAAGGAGCAAGACTTTAAACTCTACACAAGGCTAAGAGCAAATGAAAAAGTTGGGTTTGAAAAAAATGTAGACACAATTGTGAATGATGATGAGCAATTTGAAATGGTGTTATAATGACTAAGAAACTTACTAAGAAAAATAATAAGGTTGGTAGACCTAAATTTGTAGTTACAAAAGATATGTGTGAAAGAGCAGAAGCCTATGCATCTCAAGGACTTACGTCTGAACAGATAGCTCTAGCTCTAGGGATAGGCGAATCAACTTTGTATGATAAACAGAACGAGTTTAAAGAGTTTGGAGAGGCTATAAAAAGAGGTAAGGGTAGAGGCATTCAAAGAGTAACTAACAAATTATATGAGAAAGCTCTTGAAGGCGATAATACTGCAATGATTTTTTATTTGAAAAACAGAGCGGGTTGGCAAGATAAGATAGAGAAGGAAACTATAGTAGAGCAAAGGCAAGTAATAGACTTAACTAGGATAAGCGACAATGAACTTAGCAAACTTAAATCAATCCTTACCTCAGTTACTACAGAAGGTGGAAGCAGAGGAAATGAAAAGGTCATTGAAGGAGTTCACGAAAAACTCTTGGGAAGCGATTGAACCCGGCAGAGATTTTTATGACAATTGGCATATAGATGCAGTATCAGAACATCTACAAGCAGTCGTAGAAGGCGATATAAAAAGACTTATAATAAATATCCCACCAAGACATATGAAGTCTATAAGCGTAGCAGTAGCACTACCAGCTTGGACTTGGACAATACAACCATCTAAAAGATTTCTATTTGCAAGTTATGCAGGATCTTTATCAATTAGAGATAGCGTTAAGTGTAGAAGATTAATTGATAGTGCTTGGTACAGAAGATATTTTGGAGATACATTTTCATTAACGTCAGATCAAAACCAAAAGCAAAGATTTGAGAATGATAAGACTGGTCAAAGAATAGCAACGTCAGTAGATGGAGCACTAACTGGAGAAGGTGGTGACATAATAGTTATTGATGATCCACATAACGTAAGAGAAGCAGAATCATCCACAGTTAGAGAAGGAGTTCTTGAATGGTGGGATCAAGCTATGCAGACAAGATTGAACGATCCTAAGACTGGTGCATTTATTATTATTATGCAAAGAGTACATGAGAACGATCTTACTGGGCACATATTGGCAAACGAATATAATGACTGGGATCACTTATGCTTACCCGCAAGATATGAAATAGGTCATCCAACACCTACCAAAACATCATTAGGGTTTACAGATCCAAGAACAAAAGAAGGCGAACTGCTATGGGAAAAGAGAATAGATCATAGTACATTAGAGCAATTAGAGAAAAGTCTAGGGTCATATGCAAGTGCTGGACAACTACAACAAAGACCTATGCCAAAAGGTGGTGGGATATTAAAGGCTGAATGGTGGGTTCCCTGGGAAAAAGAAGATTTGCCAGAGATAGATTACTTAGTCCAAAGCTATGATACTGCCTTCAGTACAAAAGAAACAAGTAGTTACAGTGCAAGAACTACTTGGGGTATTTTTAAGATGAATGGACAAGTTAATGCTATAGTAGTAGAAATGTGGTATGATAGAGTAACGTATCCAGAATTAAGGAAACTTGCACAAGAAGCATATGATGACTGGCAGCCTGATACAGTTTTGATAGAGAAGAAGGCTAGTGGACAAAGTTTGCTACAAGATTTAAGAATGGGTGGGATACCAGTGTTGGCTTACTCACCAGACAGAGACAAGATTGCAAGAGCACATAGTAGTTCTGCATTGTTAGAAGATGGTAGAATATATTATCCACATGGGAAAAAATGGGCAAAAAATCTAATTGATATATGTTCAGCCTTTCCTGCGGGTGATAATGATGATATAGTTGACACTTGTACACAGGCTTGGTTAAGATTGAGAAAAGGTTGGTTTATCACTCATTCTACAGATTATGACGAAGATGATAGTACAGAAGAGAGAAGGATGACAATATATGGCTAGAGAACCTCAAGTAATTCCCTTTGCTGAAGCTATGCCTTCAGACAATTTTCAAGTTGAAGAAATTGGTAATGATGAAGTTCTAGTTGGTGATCCAAGTCTAGACATTGAAGAGAAGTCAGAAACTGGCTTTGATGAAAACTTAGCAGAACAAATTGATGCAAAAGAATTAAATGCAGTCGCTAGTGATTTAATTAGTTTTTATGAAACAGATAAGAACGCTAGATCAGAGTGGGAGTTTAGATATAAGCAAGGCTTAGAGACATTAGATCCACAAGGTGGTCAAGAGGAAGAAGAAGATCAAAGAGCATCAAGAGGATTGAGTACTGTAGTTCATCCTATGATAGCAGAAGCCGCAACACAATTTAATGCAAGAGCAATAGCAGAATTATATCCAAGTGGCGGGCCAGTCAAAACTGTAATAGTTGGCGATCCAAATGAGGAGATGGAAGAACAGGCAAAAAGAGTAAAAGATTATATGAATTATCAGATTACTCAAGAGATGCCAGAGTACTTTCCAGATTTAGATCAGATGTTATTTCAGCTACCATTAGTTGGTCATACATTTAAAAAAATATGGTGGGATGCAAACTTAGAAAGACAGTGTTCTCAATTCGTGAAAGCAGAAGACTTTGTAGTATCGCCAGAGAGTAAAGATCTTTATACGTCTATTAGATATACTCATGTAATTAGAATGCCAAGAAACGACTTTAACAAGTATGTGCAGTCTGGTTTATATCTACCAAGCAAATATACCTCAGAAGACATAGATCCAAGTGGAGATATTGGAAGTGAGATAGAAGGCGTAGATCCTTACAATAGTGAATCTAAAGATGAGGTAATGACATTGTTAGAGATGCATTGCTATCAAAGTTTTGATGGAATTGATGATGTAGATCAAGATGAAGATAATCAAGTTCACCTACCTTATGTAGTTACAATTGACTATGATTCAGAAAAGGTTGTTGCAGTAAGACGTAATTGGGAAGAAGAAGATAAGAAAAAGAAAAGAAGAGATTGGTTCGTAAGTTACAAGTTTTTACCAGGAACTGGGTTCTATGGTTTTGGTTTGTATCATATGATAGGTGGACTTGGTAGAGCGGCTACTGGGTCATTAAGAGCACTGTTAGATAGTGCGGCTTTTGCAAATATGCAAGGTGGGTTTAAATTAAAGGGTAGAGTTACTGGTGGAGAGATGCAGATTAATCCAGGTGAATTTGCTGACTTGGATGCTACTGTAGATGATGTGAACAAAGCGATAATGCCACTGCCTTTTAAAGAACCATCTCAAACCTTGTTCAATCTAATGAATGCTATCACTGATATTGGTAGAAGATTTGCGAATACTGCAGACCTAAATGTTGGGGATGTTAATCCAAATGCTCCCGTTGGAAGTACTGTCGCACTGATTGAGCAAGGTAGTAAATCATTTAGTGCCATACACAAAAGATTACATTATGCACAAGGGCAAGAGTTTAAACTTTTATCTAAATTAAATGCAGAGTATCTACCAGAACAATTTAAGTTTGCACAAAGTGGTGTAGATACAATTATATATGCTAAAGACTTTAACGATAGAATAGATATTATTCCAGTCAGTGATCCAAACATATTTAGTACTGCACAAAGAATAGCACAAGCTCAAGCAGTGTTACAGATGGCTAATTCAGCACCTCAACTACATGATCAGTATGAGGCGTACAAAAGAATGTATGAAGCGATTAGAATTAATAATATTGATGAAATACTTAAAGCACCAGAAGAAGCAGTTAGATTAGATCCAATAGATGAAAATATGTCTGTTATGTATGGTAAGCCTATAAGAGCATTCCCAGAGCAAGACCATGATAGTCACATTGCAGTACATATGCAGTTTTTATCTGATCCTTCTCTAGCTGGAAATCCAGGGGCAAGAGCTATGCAACCAATATTAATTGCTCATATAGCTGAACATATAGCATTGTTGTACAGGCAGCGGATGCAAAGTGGTATTAATATGGAGATGCCTCCATTGCCAAATCTCAAAGATCCAAAGTTTAAATTTGAGGATATAGATCCAGCGACAGATATGGTCATAAGTCAAAGGGCGGCTGAAGTAGTTAAACAAGCACCACAAATGCAGGCAATTGCACCGCTACTAGCAATGGCAAATCAGCAACAACAAGCTAGTAACCCATTACAATATGCACAAGAACTTGCTAAACTAGAGGCAGAGGCGTTGAAAGCTAGAACCAAGTTACAACAAGAATTACAAGCAAAAGTAGCAAAGCTAGAATTAGAACTACAATTAGAACGAGAAAAAAACGCTATTAAACTACAAAAGGAGCTAAGATAATGCCAATAGTTATAACACCAACAGGGCAATTCATTGATTCTGTAACTGGAAACCCAGTAGACTTACCGCCACAAAGACCAGACTTGCCAATGCAAAAAATGGCTGGTGCAATGTCTGATAGAGATATGAGAACTATAGAAGGTGCAAGGTCTAGAGAAAACATTCCAGCTAACATGGATATGGGTATGAATAGTGAAATGCCAGTGCCTATGACAGTCGTAGATCAAGTAAACGCTTTAATGGCAATGGGTTTAACAGAAGATCAAGCTCTTGAAGCAATTGCAATAGAAGAACGATCTGCAAGAGTTGACCCTCAGAACTTCTCTGGAGGAGCAAAATCTGATATGGGAATGGGTGCACTAAGTGGACTGCCTAGACAAAATGAAGCACCTATGGCAATGCCAACACCTAGACCAGAAGACTTAATGATGATGCAACAAATGCAAGGTAAAGATAGAACATTTAATCCTAGAGATCCAATTAACTCTTATAATGCTCCTAATACATAAGAGGCAACTATGGCTGAAAGACTTGGTGCATTAGGAAATCTAACTAGAGGCGAATTTGATAAATTGTCTTTAGGTGTACAAGGACAAAATGATGGTACAGATTTATTTGGTCTGTATAATTTTACTCCAACTACTGCCCTAACTAGTGGACTTGGCTTTGTTGGTGGAATGGGAACACCAATAGCAGTTGGGTCTTTGATAGGAAATTATCAAGCAGAAGAAGCCGCAAATAAATTATTAGGCAATCCAACAAACTTTATGAATAATGTAAAGCAACCATCAAACCCAAATTCTGCAGTGCAAACAGTAAGAGGAATGATTTCTGACACTGATAAAGATGGTGTAATAAGTAATTATGAGATGAACCAATTTGGTCAAAGCATACCAGGATTAGACTTAGCTCCTATGTATATTGGTGGCAGAGATAACAAAATGGTAAAAGGTGCTGGAGGCAAAATGATGCCATCTGATGCAAAGGCAAACCCTTACAGTAGTCGTTCTTTTCAAAACCAAATGAATAGAGGTTTTTATTTTGATGACACAATTTCTCAAAACCAAATAGATGATAATATGAAGTCAACCAAAGACTACGCCGCTGATGCAATCAATCAAACTAACGTAACAAACATGAAGGGATACGATCCTAATTTTGCCAAAGCAGTTACAAGAGAAAATCAAGAGGCATCTGGAAGTGGTGGTGATGGAACTTATATTTGTACTGCACTCTATGAAATGGGTGAAATGAAAAAATATATCTACAAATATGATCAAGTTTATGGCAAGAGAGTTGACCCTAACGTATATCGTGGATATTGTTTATGGGGTAAGTATGTAGCTACAAAACTAAGATATAAAGGCTTTACATATAAAATAGTTAAACCTTTGGCACTAGCTTGGGCAAAACAAATGGCTTTTGACTTATCCAAAGGTAGATATGGCAAGAACAACAAAGTTGTAAAGGTTATAAGTAAAGTAGGCGAAGGTATATGTTATGCACTTGGTCTTGTTGCAAATATTAAAATTAAAAAAGGAGTAAGATATGGCTGATATTAATGTAGAGAACATGGAAGAGAATGCTGAACTCTTTATGGCTAAAATGGGTTTTGCACATGATACAGAAGGTCTAGAGCTTTCAGATGATCAGTTAGTTAACTTTTTACTACTATGTTACCAAGGCATGGTTCTTCCAGACGAAGAAGAAGAGATGGAAGAAGAGCATATGGATGGTGACGTTAAGGTCAAGGTTATGAAGGTAGATAGTGGCGATATGCAGAGTGTCATGGATCAGATACTTGGTCATGGCTCACCAAAGATAGGAATGTAATCATGCCTGGGACTATAGGAGCATTATCAAACTTAGGCAGTGATATTCCTGCAAATGTAGAGCAAGTATCAAGTTCGCCTAGACCTATAGCAGAATTAAGTGGTGGTAATTACGATTCAGTAAAAATATTTAAGATGGGTGATGGTTACTATGGTGACACTGGAGACTTTGATTTTACTGCAAACGATTTGCCTGATCTTATGGATAAACTAAGAAGAATTGGTGCAACATCTTTAGACTATGGAGAACTTAAATAATGCCAGGAAAATATTCACCAAAACAAATGAAGATTGCTAAAATAGCAAAGCCTAAAAACAAGTTGACTGGTGCTGATTTTAAAAAGTTAGCTAAAAACAAAAAGAAGTCTAAAACAAAGAAGGCTTAGATGGCAAGTTCAGCACTCATACGCCAATTCTTAACTAAGAACTTCAAGCCATTATTTACAGACAATGAGCTTGGAGCTTTAGGTAATATTATGAATGAAACTCAACTCAAAGATGAGTTTGGTGCATTACCTAAATTTGAGATCACTGGTGAAGATATAAGAAGTGTAGGGTCTGAAAAATATAGATTAAAAGATTTCCTATATGATAGTCCACTACCATTTCAAATGGATTACTCAAGATTAAGAGGTGCACAAAGAGACCCACTAAAAGACTTTTCCATGAGAGGTCAAGTTGGAGCAATTCAACAAAATCCAACATTAGCCAAAGATGCATCCATGCTACAAGGAAAAACTATTGTTCCATTAGTTGGAGACAGATCAAGTAGAGATGTAATAATTACTGGCATAGGTGACGTTGATTTTAAAAAACCAGTTAGGACAAGTGGTGGCATCCAATTCATGGATGACAAAGATCAAAGTTGGGCATCAATGATGTCAGTTATGAAAGAAATAAATAAGACTGTAAAAACAGTAGAGCAAATGGGTGGTAAGCCAGTTGGCATGACTACTACAATGGGTGCAGAAGGTGGAGACTTTTCTTTAGACACTGCAAATCTGATTCTTGAAACTCTTAAAGCAAAAGATTTACCCAAAAGTACACTTAACAAAATGACTAAGGCTATTCGTGAACAAGTAAAGGGTGGTAAAAAGCCATTCGCTAACATACCAAATCTTAACAATATGGAAGAGTTTGAAAGTTATTTCAAAGGATTAGTAGGGTCACCAAGAGGAGATTTAGTAAAAGCATTTGACAAAGCAATAGTTCAAGACTTAGGCGGCCCGAAAGTAGGTCAAATAAGAATAGCTCTAACAAATCCAGGATTGATAGCAGAGGATACTCTAGGCATGGGTACAAGATTTTCTGACATCAAATCAGGTCTGGACAAAAGCACACATCCATCGTATGACACAAAAATATCTAAAGCACCAGATGCAGAGGTGTTTACATTTGGTCGAGGCATACCTAGAACTATCATGCTTAGAGAGCCTATGAAAGAAGTTAGAGCAGAAGGTAAAGGCTTTGGTACGCTAAAAGCAATGCCTGCTGATTTAAGAAAATTACAAATGCAAATACCAGTTCAACCAGTTGATCAGCAATTAGTTGACGAAGCATCTAAGTATTTAGAAATACAAAGGACACTAGGCGATAAAGAAGCATACGAATATGCACAGAAACTAATACCAGCTACATAGGAGTTGTTATGGCAGAGAAGAAGAAAGCTAAGAAAAAAGGGTCAGTACCAACTAACAAGGCTCTTTATTCAAGAGTAAAGT